CTAACATTGGTAATGAGTACACATCGACTAGACAATTGGATAGAGCTATCGTTGATAGATTTACAATCATCGAAATGGATACTCTAACTTCAGAAGAAGAAACTTCATTACTTATGATGATGTATCCTTCAGTTGATGCGGTTGTTCTTACTAATGTTGCTAAGATTACTTCAATGACTAGAAGTGATGTGAAGAAAGAAGTTCCAACTCTTTCAAACTCTCTATCGACCAGAACGGCTGTTGAGATTGGTTCACTACTCTATGATGGTTTCAGTTTGGCTGAAGCTGCTGAGATTACTATCTTCCCATTGTTCGAAGATGCTGGTGGGGCTCAATCAGAAAGAACTTATGTTAAACAATATGTTCAAAAGTTTGTTGGGGCTACTGAAGAAGAAAACCTATTCAATGTAGAAGCTGATTCTACTGATGAAGTTGATGTTTCAAACCCATTTTAATTATTACTCTTGATTACTCCCAAAGGACTCCCACCAAATTAGGTGGGGGTTTATTTGGAAATTAAGAAATAATTTTGTATATTAGTAAAAAGATTATTATGAATAAAAAAGAAGTAGGAGCGAAAGCTATATTAGAAACACTTACCGAAGATGGATTCTTTGAGAACGAATGGATTGATGAACATAAGTTCAGACCACGTTTTTTAAACGCAGTATCTAAACTCAACGAAGATGCCACAACGTTTGGGATGTTATTTGAGTTAGCAGAGGTTATCTCAAAAGATATTATCAGAGAGAATATTGATAATACTATGAAGGACTTGATTAAAAAAGGAATGGTAGAATCTGTGGATTCTGATTCCGATGAACCGACTTATAAATTAAATATAAATAAAAATGAGTAAAGATTTAAATAAAGGAAACCCCATTCCAGAAGATTTTTGGAATGAGTTATCTGATGAAGAAAAGGATGCACTTGCTAAAGCACAAGCAGAAGCTTCCGAAGAGTTTCAAAACTACGATGAGTGGAAAGAGATGGATGACGAATACTTTGAACATCTTAGACAACGATTCGATAAAGGGCCGGATGAGATTGGTCCTCGGGTATGGAAATCATATCAAAACAAATTCCTTCCAATGCAGATGATGGCTATCCCAGCGGGTAGGCAGCATGACGGCGATAAGGTTGTTCAGATGTTTCACTTAATTGTGGAAGATATGGAAGGTGGTCAATGTAATGGAGAGTATTCTCTTCTATCAGAAACCGAACTATTAGAGAAGTATAACATTAATTTTAATAACTAAAAAAGTAAACATGAAGTATTACAAAGCTAAAGTAAAAGTTATCACACAAGATGATAAAGGTAGACAAAAGAAAAACGTAGAAGAATATTTGGTTCACGCCGTATCCGTAACCGATGCAGAAACTAAAGTTCACGAAGAGTTCAAAAACGATTCAGTTGAGTTTGAGGTAACCTCTGTATTGGAAACTAAAATTATAAAAGTAATATCGTAAATATGGATTATAAAAAAGGAGATACTGTAATTGTAAATGTTTATGGTAAAAACAAAGTTGGTCTTATTGCAGAAAAGACTAAAACTACTAAAGGTTCTAAATACTTTGTTAACACCGAAGATGGTAGGGAGCATGAGGATGTGCGTGTAGATTCTAACGAGTCTACTACATTCATCGATAGTAATCTAACAAAATCATTCGTAAACCATCAGAGCAGAGAAGCTAAACTTATGGATGATGTTAGTGATATAGTAAATAATAGTTAAGAAATGGAAATTGATAAAGCAAAGTTCAAACGATTAAAAAAGAAAGTAATTAGTAAATACCCAAAGGCTAAGACAATGGTTGATTCAAATGGGTTGTATTATGTGCATGATGGTGAAGGTAATTTTCTCACTAAAGAATATATGATACCCAATCAGAAAAATGTAACAGCCGCTTGGTTTTGGTTTGCTGATACTATGAAGGTTAATCAGAACATCGAAAGAACGCATCCTAAGAGAATGGACTTAAAATCATTTGAAGCTAAGTTCGCTAGAATATCTAAAAGAAATAAAAAATAACTTAGTTTCATTAACTTAGATTTAATACTTATTAGTATAAGTTAAACAATTAAATTTAAAAAAATGAAAAGATATTCAGGAAAGCCCAGAGGACTTATTAATCAAGGTGGAGCTACTCATCAAAAGGATAGAGATAAGTTAAAGCAGTATGGTAAAAATTATAACTCAATTGATTTTGAAATGAGTGATAAAATTACACTGGCTAACTATAGAGAAAGAAGTAACCCAATTGGTGATTTATTAGTTGGGGGCAAAAGAGTAGAATTAACTTGGGCTGAATGTAATAAGATTATTACTACATTGGAAGATGCTAAGACATCCCATCAAAGAAAAATACAATTGGGATTGTTTTAAACAAAACTAATTAAATGAAGGCATCAGATTTATTTAAAGAATTAGGACTCGGGGATAGTGATATGGAATCCGCAAGAGAGTGGGTTAACTATAAACACTTCTCTGAGACTGTTCCCGATGTTTTAACTTTAAATGAATATGTGGATACTGTTTATAAACAAGCAGTAACTATGGATGCTAAACCACACACTTGGTTCTCAGAACGATATATGGCTGAACGATACTTACAATCAGATGTGGGAATTGATTCAGATTATATAACGAATTTAGAAAATCGTATTTGCAAGATATTACAGAATGGTAAAACCTACGAACTACATATTGAAAAGTTTTTAGAGTTATGTTTAGGGGTTGTAAGAAAATCACTATTAGCACTACCCAAAGAAGCTCTAATGTATCTTAACGAAATTTACAAAGGAAAACATTAACACCCCAATATTTATATTAGATGAGTATAGAATATATCGACCAACCATATAGAGACAAGATTGTTGAAATCCTATCAACTGATGATAGTGAAGAGAAAAAACAGTCAACGTTAAAACTCTATTTACTGAAAGAAGAATACTTCAAACACTTTTCTTCAGAACCCACATGGTTAACTAAAGAGATTATTAAAGATTTCAAAAAATGAGTGGAGATAACATTATGGAATGGGCAGGTCTTTGGGATGAAAGTGAATTCAACTTTTTTAAAACATTAGAAGATGAAGATAAACTTATGTACATATATGATTTATGTTTAGGTGAGTTTGGTGAAGATTTTATTCTTGAAGCAGATGAAGATGAAATGCATAACGCTATGGAACAGGCGCTACGTTCTATGGGAGAATCTTTAGAAGATGCTGATGATGAACCATCGGAATCGTTCCGTAATGAAATTAAGGTGTTGATAGATACCGAAGTTTTAACAATCGAAGGACCAACATTAGATGTTATACTTAAAGTTGCGAATGATATGCAGTTAAATGGGTTAATACTAATGGATAGGAATGTTACGTTTACAAAATTTGAACCTTGGAATGTAATTCTTACTTACAAAATTATAGGTAATGGCCCGCCATTTTCAGTAAATTGACAATTTGTCATACTATAACCTTACAAAACTAACATTTTGTCATACTATAACCTTACAAATCCCTTTGGTACACATTTGGTACTATAGTAATCAAAAGAAATTAATTGTTTAACTATAAAAAAAGGGAATAAAATGATTTTAACAATGAACAACGCATGGAATTTAATGGATGAGGTATTTAAACAACCTCAAAGAGATACTCGTAATATGAGATTAGAAGATGATGTACTCACTATGGAGTTTGATGTGCCAGGTTTATCCAAAAAAGATATCAATGTAAAAGTAGAGGATTCTGTTCTTTATATCGAAGGTGATAATGAGAAACGAACTTTCAATAAACGTTACAGTATTAGTGAAGATTTTGATGTAACAAAAACATCAGCATCTGTAAAGGATGGTGTATTGACTGTATCGATTCCGAAGATGGAAGAAAAGAAGGCTAAGATAATTGAAGTATCCGTTAGGTAGTGTTCAATAAACAAATCTTAAATATCAACAATACTCTATGGATAGTAAAAAGAAGAATACGAATCGACCATCGACCTGTTGTAGCAGTATGGAAAGAGCACTTAATGGTTGATAAAGTATTTAAAAAAGAACCTTACTATTATTTTTGTGAAGAAGTTTTGGATATAGAGTGGGAAGATATTTAACAATTTGTTAACATAGGGGACTTGTATAAGTCCCCTTTTTTTTGTATATTAGTAGTATAATAATAATTAAAAATTGTATCATTATGAATTTAGGTTATGCATGTATCAACATGACATTGGGTTCACATAAACCCAAAATTACTACCAATCGTAGTATGATTAAAAAAACTTTCAATGAGAAAGGTATCCCCTATGCATCTGAGTTAGGGATTCAGAATTGTAGAGATTTGGTAGAGATTATCAAATGGAATCATCAGAATGGTATCAACTTCTTTAGGTTGAGTTCAGGTATGTTCCCTTGGGCATCTGAGTACAATCTCACAGAGATGCCACATTACAATCGTATCAAAAACCTATTGGCAGGTGCTGGGCATCTTGCTAAAAAGTACAATCAACGTATCACATCACATCCTGGTCCATTCAATGTGTTGGTATCGCCTAAAGAAAATGTTGTACAAAATACTATTACTGATTTGACTACACATGGTGAGGTGTTTGACCTTATGGGATTATCTCGTACTCCGTACAACAAACTTAATATTCATTGTAATGGTGTGTATGGTGATAAGATTGCAGCTATGGGTAGGTTCTGTAAGAACTTTGAGAGATTGCCTGAATCAGTTCAGACTCGTTTGACTGTAGAGAATGATGATAAAGCATCTATGTACTCAGTAAAAGATTTGATGTACATACATGAACGTATTGGTATTCCTATTGTATTCGATTACCACCACCACAAATTTTGTACTGGAGATTTATCAGAAGAAGAAGCTCTCAAACTTGCAGCATCTACTTGGGGTGATATCAAACCTGTAGTTCACTATTCAGAATCTAAATCTTTGCATGAGAGTAATGATAAACTCAAACCTCAAGCACACTCAGATTATATCAGTAGTGTTCCTAATACTTATGGGTTAGATGTAGATATTATGGTAGAGGCTAAGGCTAAAGAATTATCAATCTTAGAGTATATTCAGGCGGAAGCATAGTATGGTCGTTTGGCTTGTTTAAGTATTAATTATTATTATTTTAATACTTATTGTTATAGATTATTAGGTTGTCTAGCAAGCTAATTACTTATTACTTATTAATAATAGTTGTAAATAAATACAGAACTCGAAGTTAATAAAACTAATTTTAAGGAAAAAATATGGATATTGTTAAAAACTTTTTTTCTAAGAAGAATGGATTCGGATTTTTGATGGTGTTCTCAACTCTATCATTAGCAGGTACAGCAGCTTATTATTCCGTATTTGGATTAAGTTCGTTATTCGCTGGAGCTAAGTTTGAAGTTATCATAATGGCTTCAGCGTTAGAGTTAGCTAAATTAATCGTAGCATCATATCTACATAACCATTGGGGTAAGTTAGGATTACTTTTAAAATCATATCTTACATTAGGTGTGGCTATCTTAATGATTATAACCTCAGCAGGTATATATGGATTCTTAATATCAGCATATCAAACTACTGCCGACCAATTAACTATTGTAGATAAACAAGTCGCTGTAGTTGAAATGAAAAGAGATAGGTTCTCAGAATCATTAGAGGGTTACAAGATAGAACGTAATCAACTTAATGGTTCGATTACAGAACTCACTAAAGGATTATCTAATAACACCATACAGTACAAAGATAAAGAGACTGGTGAGATTATAACAACTACATCCTCTTCAACAAGAAGAGTTCTTACAACTCAGTTAAATGATATGAAAGAAGAACGTAATAAGGTTTCTATTAAGATGGAAACTCTTACCGATTCAATTACTTCTTTAGATTTAAAAGTATTGGATATGGAATCCAATAATGAAGTAGCTGCAGAGATTGGACCACTACGATATATGGCTAAGATTACAGGCAGGTCGATGGATGTGATTGTGAACTGGTTTACTCTAATGATTGTATTTGTATTTGACCCAATGGCAATCGCTATGGTAATCGCAGTAAATAAATTCTTTGGTAATGGTAGAAAGGAAGAAGATTATGAGGATATACCTACTCCTGAGCCTAACGAATCACTTAAAGATGTAAAAGATGATTTTGATTGGGAAGTAGCAGAAAAAAGAATGGACATAATAGGACAGAATGGAAATGAGGGGGAACATTATAGTGAAGTGGAAGAAATGATAAAGAAGAACGAAGAGATATTGGCTACTAAAAAAGTAGAATCAGAAAAGCCAAAGAAGAAAATATATGGTGGATTCTCAAAACCATATTCGGATGGGAATGTAGCAAACGAAACTGAGAATGATGATATAAAAACTTATTAAAATAAATTTGGTATTCTAAAAATATTTTTGTATATTTACATAAGTTTAACAATAAAATAGTTACAAAAGCATATGAGCGATTTATATAATGAAGGTAGAACATCAACTACTGGTGGTGAAATACAACCATCTTATGATGTAAAAGCACCATCTGAAAGAGATAAGCACTTTCAAGAGTTTAGGGAATTTGATTACGGATTGGATATTGATTCAAACATCATCTTAGTACAAGATGAGATATCACAAGGTATGGTATTTGATACAATATCTAAAGTTAGATTGTTAAGAAAGATAAACAAAGATTTAAAATCGGTAACTATCTTATTAAATTCACCAGGTGGTGATGTAGTAGAAACATTAGCACTAATAGATTATATTAGAACTATAAAAGAAAATGAAGGAATTGATACGAACATTGTTTGTAGAGGTTCAGCTATGAGTGCGGCCGCACTTCTTCTAGCAGCCGGTACAGGCCTTAGAGCAGCATCCAAACATTCTAAGATTATGGTTCACCAACTTTCAACATTCAATATGGGTAAATTAGAAGATGTTAAATCTAATGCTAAGTTCGCAGAACAATTAGAAGAGGATTGTAATAACATTATGGCTGAATGTACAAAGAAGGATAAAGAGTTTTGGAAAGAAAATCAGAGAACTGATTATTTCTTAAATGCAGAAGAAGCATTAGAATTAGGAATTATAGATAAAATTATATAAAACAAAAAGTTATGGAATACAATTATAGACCCTTAGGGGATAGAGTAGTAGTAGAAATCGTAAAGAGACACGATGAGAAAACTAAAGGTGGGTTATACAAACCATCAGGTTCAGAAACCACAATGATGGGTACAGTAGTAGCTGTTGGTAGTGGATTATTTACTCATTCAGGTGAGATTATACCTATGAGTACAAAGGTGGGTGATATAGTTCTACTAGAGGGGACTGGATTCAAACACAAAAATGGTGGTAAAACATATCACATTTATAGAGAAAGTGAATTCTTATCTATATTAGATGAAGCGTAAGTGTCTGATAATCAATCAGTTACACTATCACTATCATCACAACACATTGATAATCAATTAGTTAACAAATAAAAAATAAATTATGATACACATTTTAGATGAAAACAAAATAGCAGATAACTACGAAAAGTTTAGAAAGCTAATCAACCAAACATTTACAGGCGAAAGATTAGAATCGCTTAATAAGATGTACGATGCTCTTGAAGATAGAATCGTACTAACCCCAGCATCATCAATGGAACATTTCCATAACTCATTTGCTGGTGGGTATCTTGACCACGTTCTTAGAGTTACGAGAAACGCAGTTAAACTATACGACTTGTATAGTGAATTGGGTATTGGGTTGGGAGAGTTCACAAAAGAAAACGTAATCTTCTCAGCACTTCACCATGATTTAGGTAAGGTTGGTAGCTTAGATGAGAACTGGTATTTACCAAATGACTCTCAATGGCATATTGAGAATCAAGGTAAAATATATAAAGCAAATCCAGATATGAATTTTATGAATATGACTGGAAGAACGTTTTGGTTACTAAATCAGTTCGGAGTTAAAGTAGAAGAAGGTGAGTGGATTGCAATCCAACTTACAGATGGATTATACGATGAGGCTAATAAGGAATATTACATTTCGTATGACCCAAACAAAGCTCTTAAATCATCATTTCCATTTTTGATGCACCAAGCTGATATTATGGCTACTAGATTTGAGTGGGAACGATGGAAGAAATTAAAAGATGGTTCTATCACTACAAAAAATAAAGGTGGCAGACCTACAACTAAAAAGAAATTAGAAAACGTAACAATGCCAGAGAAGCTTGATTTCAAATCTATCTTTGGTGATGTAGAAGAATCTTAATATGGAAATATTACAACAAATAATTTTACCATTAATAATAATATTAATCTTACTTTATATAGTATGGAATTTACTTCGTAAGGTTGAGAAGTTAGAAGATGGTATTGATGAATCTGATAAACTAATTGAATCAGCAGCCGAATCAGTTAATAGAGCATTAGCTAGAATGAGGGATGTGGATAGGGTTGGTTCGTTTGAGGCAGATGATGAAAGTGGTTTTATTTTTAAAGAAATACAAGCCGCATTAGATAAACTAAATAACGAAATAAATAAGAATGCCTAAAAAAAGAAGAAAAAGGAGTAAAAGATATTTTACCAAAATTACAGAAATGGCTATAAATGCCTATAACAATTCAGATGATGATGTGTTAAAAAATAAAGTTTATAATAGATTCATCCACTATCCATTTGATAAGTTAGCAGAAAATGTAATTCATACCTACAAAACATATTACTTCGATGTACCTTATGAAGATGTGAAAGCAAATGTAGTAGCTTTTCTAAATGAGAAGATTCATAAGTTCAATGGAGAGAATGGTAGGGCTTTTTCGTACTTTACAGTAGTAGCTAGAAATTATTTATTTAATGAGAATAACGCAAACTACGCTAGGATGAAATCTAAAACTGAGGTTAAGTATATTGATAGTTCTCGTAATATAACAAATGAGGTTATAGACCAAAACAACAAAGAAGCAAAATCAGATTTTATAGACCATTTTACAAAATATATAGATTATCATTTATATACTTTGTTCTTAAAAGATAGAGATAGAGCGATAGCAGATTCAATAAATGAACTATTTAAGAATAGATTAGACCTTTATTCGTACAATAAGAAAGCACTTTACATACTTATTAGAGAAAGAACTGGTGTTCATACTCAATATATTACTAAAGTAGTTGGTAAGTTAAAAGGTATTTACGCAGAATTATATATGGAATATAACAGAACAGGTCATTTAGCAGTGACTTACAAATTAAAGGATAGTAATGGATAAGGATACTGAATTATTTAAAGGAAAAACATTTTCTGATATCATGTCCGATGTTTATAACAATTCGAAAAAGAAGGATAGACAATTAAAACTTCTTATCGCTCAGTTAGAACCATTGGTTAAGAATCTACAGGATGCTACAGTGATTGTTCCCTTGATTAAAGAGTATATGGAAGTGTCAATCAAAAATGATGACCAGATTGTTAAGTTAGCCGCAATCGTACAAAGAATGATGAAAGAAGCTAACTCAGGTGATGATAGTGGGCTTGGATTGACTGATGATGAAAAGAAACAGTTGATGGCAAACGCAGAAGCCATTGATAAAGAAATAGAAGCACTTGATAAGATTGAGGGAGATGAATAATGAGTTCATTTAAAATTGGAACAGTTCAAAGAATCAATCTTAAAGATGATGATGTAAACGAATTGTTTAGTATTGAAATATTAACATCACAGGGGCAAGGTCAATTTGAAACTTGTTATCCTACTGATAGTAATATAAAAAGAATCCCACTAATCGGTGAATCCGTATTAGTGTTTGCTGGCTTAGGTCCTGAGGCAAGTGGTGGTAGTAGAAGAGCTAAACAATATTATTTCGCACCAACATCGGTACAACTCAATGTACATAACAACGCATTACCAAAAGGTTCTATAACTCTAAATCCATCAAGCATTGGAGCTTCGATAGCAGCAACATCCGCAGGAAATCCAAATACATCTGGTGGTGGTGAAGAAGCTGAGTTGGGTGAGGGGTTTTCTGAAAGAACTGATGTAGGGTCATTACAACCATTTATTGGTGATGTAATGTTTGAAGGTAGGTTTGGACATTCTTTAAGATTCGGATACACTCCACAAGGCTCTGATACAACACTCGAACCGACTTGGAGTTCATCTACTGATAACGACCCGATAACGATTCTAGCAAATGGTAGAAAGAGTCCGGGTGATTATAATAAATTTATTATAGAAACTATTGATGATGATTTATCATCGATATATTTAACATCCTCACAAAAACTACAACTAAAAACTGCTCAATCAAATTTAGGTAGTGGTGTAAAATCACAATCCTCATATAAAGACCCATCGGTAGTAATTACATCAGATAGAATATTATTAAACTCAAGAACTGAAAATGTTATATTAACATCTAAGAAAGATATAATAAATGCAACGCCGGGTTGGGCTATGGAAATGGATAAGTTCTTTACATTGGTAGAGAAGTTAGCACAAGAGTTAGCAGATTTAACATCAGCTAAATCAACGTATGCAACTGGAGTTGGACCTACTGGACCCGCTACTAATGTTGGTAAGGTGGCATCTATACTTAGTGATATACAAGCGATGAAACAATAAAAGGAAACAATTATGCCAGCAGTTTGGCCAGGATTCATATCAACAGTAGGAAGTTTTTTGGATGATAAATCTGAAAAGACTCATACTGATACCGCTGAAAAGATTTCATCGGAATATCATAAAGCAGTAAAAACTGCGATGACAACACTTCATGCAAATATGGTATTATCACAACCACCATATATCCCAATCAAAGGTGCAATAAAACAATGTTTAGATGATATTAGAGATTCTGAGGGTGTTGCAAAAATATATCATTTTACAAATTGGGCAAACACTACCTCTGCATATTGGTTATCTGTAGTAATGTCCCCAACCCCATTTCACCCAATCAATATGGGATTATCAACTGGAACGGCGGGGATACCTGCTCCTATAACTCATATAATAAATAATGGTGGAGTTATACCAGCATTACAAAGTGATTTGTTAGCAGCATTTACACACCCACCAGCTCCAGCTTTATTTGGAGTACCATTTGCAACTAAATTGGCAACGGCATTTACAAATCACTTAACAACAGTAGGTGGATTACAAACAGAATTTGTAACAGGTGGTACACCTGCAACCCCAGTTCCAGTAGGACCTGTACCACAAGTATGGGTTGGACTAGTATAAAAAGAAAGTTTTTAATATTTATATATAAAGTAGAAAATTATGAAGGCAAAGCAATTAGCACAATTAGTAGAAGTAATCGTAAGAAAGGTAGTTAGAGAAGAACTAAAACCTATTATTGCGGAAGTTAAAAATGCCTCTAAACCAATTATAAAAGAAACGAAGTCTAAACCTAAAACAGTTAAAGACCCTTTGGATATTGATATGACGGCTATTTTAGGAATAGAGGAAAATAAAAAAACATCTAAACCAAAATCATTCGTTAAGAATCCAATGTTAAATGAAATGTTAAACGACGTGGCAGATAGTGGTGAGTGGAAAAATATGGATGCTCAGTTTGGCTCTAATCAAGCACAAGCATGGAGTGGTAGAGATTCTACCTCAGTAGCACCAACACAAGATATCGATGGTAGACCTATTGATACATCTAATCCTGAAGTGGCTAATGTGATGGGTGCTATAACAAAAGATTATTCTCAATTGATGAAAGCGATTGATAAGAAAAAGGGAAGATAATTAAATGGCTAAACCAAGAAAAGAATATTTCTACAATCCAATAGATTTTGAAAAAGATGTTGCTGTTGGGATTAAACTACCATTCTCTAAAGAAAGTGGTTTATTCTCTCTTTCATATTCAACTGAAGAGCAAGCAATATCTAATTTAAAAAATCTATTGTTGACTAGAAAAGGTGAAAGAGTATTTCAACCTACATTCGGTTCACAAATTTATGCTTTACTATTTGAACCAATTTCATTAGATTTAAAACAAAAAATGGAAGATGGTATATTAGTAGATGTGAATTTCTGGTTACCTTATATAATTATTGATGAAGTTGTAGTTACGCCGGATGAAGATAGAAATCACGTTGGTATCACGTTAAACTTTAGAGTTACAGAACAAGGTGCTAACCAACAAATAATATTATTTGTAGATTCCGCTGGAACTGCAACAATAGAATAGGAACTTATGGCAAAAGCAAACAAATCAGATTTAGTCCAAAAGGATGTTAAACTCATTGGAAAGGATTTCGGAGAGTTAAGAAAAAACTTAATTGATTTTTCTAAAACTTATTTCCCAAATACTTTTAATGACTTTAATGAATCCTCACCTGGTATGATGTTCATTGAGATGGCATCGTATGTAGGTGATGTACTATCCTTTTATACAGATACTCAATTAAGAGAATCTTTATTATCCAATGCAGAAGAGAAAGTAAACCTTTTCAATCTAGCAGCAGTGCATGGTTACAAACCAAAAAATGTAGTACCAGCATCAGTTGAGTTAGATGTATTTCAAATACTACCAGCTAAAGGTAGTGGTGATGATGTACGACCTGATTATGATTACGCATTAAAAGTTGGAAGTGGAATGATAGTCAGTTCTGATTCTAATAGTGATGTAGAATTTTCAACAAACTTCGATTTAGATTTTGCAGCATCATCATCATTTAATCCTACAGCTGTATCGGTATATCAAATTGATGAAAATACCAACGAACCTATTTATTATTTATTAAAAAAATCTGTTAAGGCATCAAGTGGTAAAGTAAAAAAACAACAATATGTATTTACATCACCTAAGATATATGATAAGATACGAATATCTGATGAAAATATTATCAAAATAAAATCCGTAATGGATGATGATGGGGATAGTTGGACTGAAGTTCCATATCTTGCTCAAGATACTGTATTTGAACAGATAGAAAATAACGAAGATAACTCTACTAACTTACAACCATATAGTGGAGAAACCCCTAAGTTGTTAAATCTAAAGAGAGTACCTAAAAGATTTATAACAAAGTTTGAATCTGAAAAAGATTTAGTAGTTCAATTCGGAGCTGGGGTATCAGCAAACGCTGATGAAGAAATAATTCCAAATCCTGATAATGTTGGCTCAGCATTGTATAAAAATACAGGAAACATAGACCAAGGGTTAGACCCATCTAACTTCTTATATACAAAAACATATGGGGTGGCTCCGGCAAATACAACATTAGATATTGAGTACTTAGTGGGTAATGGTGTAGAAGATAATGTACCTGCAAAAGATTTAATTAATATTGTAAGTAAAGTATATGAAAATGATAACACTATAAATCTAAATCAAGAAACTTTAAGATTCATACAGAACTCATTAGCAGTTACAAATCCAGAAGCAGCTGTTGGTGGTAGGAGTAAAGAAACGGATGATGAAATTCGTAATAACGCAATGGCTTACTTTGCAGCTCAAAATAGAACTGTAAGTAGAGAAGATTATATTATGAGGTGTTACGCACTTCCACCACAATTTGGTTCAATTGCTAAAGCTTATTTAGCACAAGATTACCAAATAGAAACAAAAGGTAATGGGAGTTTTTCACCACATGCCATATTACCGGGTGACCCTATACCAAAAATAGTTGAAACGGAATCACCAAATCCATTAGCTCTTAATCTATATACATTGGGTTATGATAAGGATAAAAGGGTAACGGCATTGAACCCAGCAACTAAAAACAATTTAAAAAACTATTTAGCATATTATAGAATGTTAACCGATGCAGTTAATATTAAAGATGCATATATTGTTAATATTGCAATAAATTTTGATATTGTAGTATTACCTGATTACAATTCTAATGAAGTTCTTCTTAGATGTATTCAAGCATTAAAAGATTATTTTAACATTAACAATTGGAAAATTAACCAACCGATTAATGTATCTCAAGTGTATATTTTATTAGATAAAGTGGATGGTGTTCAAACAGTCCCAAGACCTGATTCTGATGGTGAAGGTGGTTTGAAAATTATGAATAGATATAATGGAAACTACTCACCAAATAAATATGATTTGAGCGTGGCTACTAGAATGGGTATTATATATCCACCTAAAGACCCTGCTATATTTGAAGTTAAGTATCCTAATGTAGATATAAGAGGTAAGGTTGTAACTCAATCTTTCTAAGGAGAATATTATGATTTATAGAATATACGGACAAAAAGATACTACAATATACGAACAGAACAATCGTAACAACCAGAATACAGGTAAAGATGAAATCTTAGAAGTTACCAAGTTCTACGATGAAGATTCTAATAATATTTGGATTGGTAATAGTAGAGTTCTAACACAATTTGATTTAACACCGATATCACAATCTATAGTAGGTGGTGAAATTAGTAGGAATATAAAGTACTATCTTAATCTAACATCAATAGCTGAAAACGAAGTTCAAACAGAATATGATTTAGATATATTTCCAGTATCTCAAAGTTGGGGTGAGGGTAGTGGTAAGTATCACTATACGCCAGTTTCAACAGATGGGTGTAGTTGGAAATCAAGAGATGGTGTATCCAATTGGAACGCTACATCAGCAAGTGTATTTAACGGATTCAGAAAAATTGATATTCCTACTGAGGGATTAGTACTATCTCAAACATTTGCAAATGGTACAGGTTCTACATTCTTAACAGAATCAATTAATGATATTAATGGTAACTCACCATTTATGTTTGTTGAAAACGAAAGGTTAGTTATCTCAGCATCTAATTTCGCAGGTACTACTTTAGTATTTCCTCTTGAATTAGAAAACTCTTTAAACTACAAAGTACAATTTCAAATAGACCCAAAAGATTTCACCGATGTCCAATTTAGAATTGAAAATCCAAATGGGTTAATTCAAAATGAAGATTCTTATGCGGATATGGTTGGTAATATTACAACACCATCTACACAATCATTTATGATAACAGCAGCAGCATCGGGTCAATATAAATTAAGATTCACATTCTTTGATAACGATGGTTCTTCTTCATCAACTACAGGTACGTTTGATGAAGTATATGTTACTGAGCGTGCTGGAAATACTATAGTTAGAGAAACCTTTGCAGTTAATCAAGGTTTATTTACACAACGAAACGTTATTAAAAGTACAAATGGTGTAATGCCAAAGCAATTTGTATCAAGCTCACAACTATTCTTCCAATCGGATAACACTGGTGGGGCTACTGCCGAATACCAAAAATATTTGGATTCATCATTAAAATATACAATCACAAATGAATTAAAGTTAGGTAACTACCCATCATATGGGTTTTCTGTATTTAATCCAAAAGGTATAAAAATGACACCAAGTCAGATTACAGGTCTAAAAAATGTATATACATCATCTGTAACTCAATCAATTGAATTTACTCCACCAATGAGTGGTGATTATAGATTTAACTATACATACTTTGCGACAGGTAGTAGTAGAGCGACTGGTTCTATAGATAACTTTAAAATAGCATATTCGGGTTCATTAAAAACTCCACCAGAATCTGAGGCATCATTCTTCAAAAACATTGGTGGTGGTACTTGGTACACATCATCTATGAACAGTACAAAAGTATCTCAGAGATTCAACAAATATACAACCAACTTAAATGCCGATGTTACTGCATATGTAAATGATTGGTTAAATGGTTCAAGACCAAATAATGGTTTCCTTATTAAAAGACCAGTTTTACAAGAGAGTGGTTCGGTACGATATGGTTCAGCTAAATTCTTTTCAAATGAAACTCATACAATCTATGTTCCTACATTGGAAGTTAGATGGGATGATTCTACATTCAATACAGGTTCACTAAGTGCATTGACATCAGATGATATTGTACTCTATCCAAAGAACTTATCATCTGAATATAAAGAAAGTTCAAAATCCAGAGTTAGAGTAGTTGGTAGAGAACGATACCCACAAAGAAGTTTTTCGGATTCTAATCCTTATACTACAATTAAATATCTCCCACAGAATACTTATTACCAAGTAAGAGATGTTGAAACTAATTTAGTATTGATACCATATGATACAACTTATACAAAAGTAAGTTGTGATTCAAACGGAAACTATTTTGACTTTTGGTTCAATACTTTACAACCTGAAAGATTCTACCAATTTGAATTCAGAGTTGATAGAAGTGGAAAACAAGAATACTTTGGCGGAAACGTATTTAAAGTGGTGAGATAATGGCAGTAGATAAAAAATCCATACAAAAAGCAAAAGCAAGGGCCGCTGATAACGCAAAACGGAATGCCATTCCAAAAAAGATTGGTAAGACATCTGATGATATCGTTAAATCTAAAATCAAAGGTAAAACTCCTGATAGACGAGAAATCAGAAGAAACACCTCTGGTCAAATAATATCATATGATATTCCTAAAACTGGAGCTGATAGACCTTCTACTGATGTTGTTGTAAGAAACGATAATGGTAAGGTGTTTAATTATGGTACGGTAAAGTTAGCCGGTGTACGAAACGAATATACAAAACAGGAATACTTCAAATCAATTGATAATGATATTGAACAATTCACTAGAGATGTATCAACAAATAAATCTGCAGTGATTAATAAATTAAATGCTGTATCATTTGCTCCGATAGAAGGTATCATAACTGAGGACTCAGTATCCAATCTTAAATTTACAGGAGAAATTGTTAGAGTTGGTTCTTCAAACACTTCATTTTTTTATATTGAAGAAGGTATGTTTTACACAATCACAGGCCAAGGAACACTTTGGTTTTTAGCTGAAAAACTAAAACTTCCAATAGGATTCAGAATAAATGATGAATATGATTATGCTGGAAAATACAAAACAGCATTAGGTGAACAATTAGATTATGGACAGAACCAATACGCATTATATGATAAAGAGAGTTACAATAGACAATCAATCGCATATGTAGAATCAAATGAGTATGGTGGTGAAATTGATAAACGAAAAGTGTTGGGTGATATTGCAGATGATGTTGTAATGATAACCTACTACGTTGATAGAGAGTTGGTAGGAGTAAAAGATGGTAAAGAGGATATCTTTCAACAAATACACGTAGTTGGGGATGAGGCTACAAAAGTAAGCTATGTACATTTTTTAAGTAAAGAAAAATTTGTAGAAGCTAGAAAACAAATAGCAACTACACTTACAGAAGATTTAAAAATAAATACAGTACAAAAGAGAGGTACACACGATTTAACTGCTAGACTTGATATTGAGATACATTATTGGGGGCAAAATAATCCTACATTAATAAGAGTAGAACCTGAAACAACAACAACTGATTCACAGTCAAAAAGTGGATTAGTTCAAAGAACATATACTATTACTGGTGATAACATATTACCAAAACTTAGAAAAATAAATTTAAAGTACTTTGATGGATATACACCATTCGGTTCAGCCGGTACTGATGGTCAATACAAATGGAAGAATATTACTGTAAGAAATACATCAAATGGGGCAACAAGCCCATTAGGTGGTATATCCATCGGAAGAACAAATATTCCACTAAGAAGGACTAGTAGAGGAAGAAAGATTATTTGTAATGAACTTTACAGACAGGGATATCTATCTGAAAAAATGTGGGATGCTGATGAGAGATATGGTGATATGATGTTTGAATCAGACCCTAAATTGGTAATTGGATATCAGATGTGGGCTAGAAGAGTTGTTAAGTTTATGAGAGAGAATCCTAACAATACAAAGTTAGCATATAAGTTATTTAAACCTTGGACAGAATATATGGGATACAAAATGGGTGTTGTTGAAAAACCAACTCTTATGGGTAGATTAACAAATTGGATAGGTACTCAATTCTCGTATATGGTATTTGATTTATATGGTGGGAAGCGTTTATTAGATAAGTATAACCAAGTAAAGGTGGAGAAATAAGTTATGGGATTTTTATCTAAAGTATTTGGTCGTGCTAGAAAAGCAGTAACTAATGTAGTTAGTACAGTAGCTGCACCTATTAGTAACATTGTTAGTCAAGTTCCTATTGTTGGGGGATTGGCTTCGGGTATTATTAATACTGTAGTACGACCACCATCAAGAAATAATACACCACCACCACAACCACCAGTAGCACCAGTAGCACCAGTAGCACC